CAGATACTTGCATCTTCCCAGATCGTTTGATGGTGTTAGGTACTAAACTTAAATTCTTCCAAATTAAGAACTTTGATACAACAGCGTTACAACAAGATTACAACAGATATTTATCTGTAATGAAGGCAGAAGATAAGGGAATGGCTACTTTATCGTTTGCTCCAATGCCTTCACAAGTGCTTATTGGCTGGATGAATATCCCAGACTCTGGATTTGGATCATAATGGCTCTTAGACCACAACTTCGTAAAGCACAGACTGCTTCTATACCTGCGCCAATCGGGGGATGGAACGCTCGTGATGCAATTTCTAATATGCCACCTACTGATGCAGTAGAGATGATTAATTTCTTTCCTACACCTACAGATGTCAGTTTAAGAAAAGGTTATGTTAAACGAGCAACTAACATTAGTGGCACAGTTGAAACATTAATGAATTATGCAGGGCCAACAGGTCAGAAACTGTTTGCTTGTGCAGGTTCACAAATCTATGATGTAACAAGCACAGGTAATGGAACAGTTGTTAAAACAGGCTTAAATAGCGCACAATTTCAATATGTAAACATTACAACACCTGGTGGTAATTTCTTAGTGGCTTGTAATGGTGTAGATACTCCTCTTGTCTATGATGGCACTACATGGGCAAACATTTCTGTTACAGGAGTGACATCTTCAACCTTTATTAATGTCAATTTATTTAAGAATCGTCTTTACTTTACGCAAAAGAACACAATGAGTTGTTGGTATCTGCCAGTTAGTTCTATTGGTGGTGCAGCAAGTGAATTAAACTTTGGTTCTGTGGCTCGTAATGGTGGATTCTTACAAGCAATGGCAACATGGACACTTGATGCAGGTTATGGAGTAGATGATTTTGCAATGTTCATCACGAATATGGGTGAGATTATTGTCTATCAAGGCACAGACCCAGCAAGTGCAGCAACTTGGGCATTAAAAGGAGTCTGGCAACTAGGTCAAACTTTTAATCGTAAATGTTTCTTTAAATGGGGTGGTGATTTACTAATTTTATCGCAAGATGGATTAGTGCCAATGTCTTCTGCCTTGCAATCAAGCCGATTAGACCCTCGAGTCAACCTTACAGACAAGATTTATTTTGCAGTAAGTCAGGCAGCAACCTATTATTACGACAATTACGGATGGCAGATTCAATATTATGCGTCTGAGAATATGCTAATTCTGAATATCCCAGTTTCTGGTGGCACAGAGCAATATGTCATGCACACGATTACACAGTCATGGGCTAGATTTACAGGAATTGAGGCTAAATGTTGGGAAGTAAATGGTAAAAAAGGAATGTTCTTTGGTTCTGTAGGTTTTGTAGGGGAGTTTTACGCAGATACTGCTGATGGTGGAACAAATATTAACGCTTCTGTGCAACAAGCCTACTCTTATTTTGATGCTAGAGGACAACAAAAACGCTTCACAATGGTAAGACCTATTTTATTGACTGATAATGGGTTACCTACTATTTTATGTGGTGTGAATGTAGACTATGAAAGTTTAAACGAAACGGGTACATTAACATTTAATCCTGCTTCAATAACAGTTTCTACATGGGATACAAGTCTTTGGGATCAGTCTTATTGGGGTGGCAAATATGTTATTTCAAAGAATTGGCAATCAGTCACAGGGATTGGTTATGCAGGTGGATTGCAACTAACAACAGCATCACAGGGTATTGATGTTCATTGGACAAGTACGGATTTTGTCCTCGAACTCGGTGCTGTAATTTAAGGAGATTTATATGGGATTATTTGATTTAGGTTCAGCACCAAACACATCGGCAATTGACCCGAACAGTCCATTTATTCAGGGCGCACAGGCAAACGCTTATGGCAATAAATTAGGCGCACAACAAGCCTTATCTGCTAATCGTGTGAATCAAAATACTGCTTATGGTGGATTAAATTATCAACAGACTGGAACAGATCAGTATGGTAATCCCACTTATACTGCAAATCAAACCCTTGCTCCAGAGTTTCAAAACACATTTAGTAACCTTGCACAAAATGCACAAACTGCTAGTCAAACCCCATTAGATACAGGAATGGCTAGTTGGGATAAGGCAACAGGCTTAATTAATGAGCGTTTGCAACCACAGATTCAAAGACAAAATGAAGCTAGTGACGCACAGTTAGCAAATCAAGGAATTATGCAAGGCTCTCAGGCTTACAATAATGCTAAAACATTGTTATCTCAACAACAGAATGATTTAAGTAATCAAGCCCAATTAGCAGGATTAACTGCACAGAATCAATTTTTTAATCAAGGTGTAACTGCTCAGAATCTTCCTTTGGCTCAATTGGGTGCATTTAAAACAGCAACCACTCCAAGTTATGTAAGCCCATATCAACAAGCTGCGGTGGCTGGGCCAGACTATCTAAGTGCATATGGATTACAGAATCAAAATAACATTGCTCAACAGAATATGCAAACTAACCAAAGTAATGCAATGCTCAATGGTTTAGGTGGTTTAGGATCAAGTTTAATTGCAGGTGGCACAGGTGCAGGTAGTGCTTTAGGTGGCTTATATAGTTTAGGTAAAGATGCTTATGGTGCTTTACCTACCTCTGCTGGAATAACTGATTGGTTACAAGGTTTGTCAGCATAATGAATCCCTATCAATATCTAAACACTAACAACAATCAGACTACTGATTTAAGTTATAACGCTACTGCTAAAGCGTTGATTGATAGTTTATTGTCGGGAGCAAATGTAACGCAAACCGCAGGTAACAAGCCATTGATGGTTCGCGATCCTGATAGTGGCATTTTAACAAATGAACAGGCAAAAGATGAAAATGGGAATTTATTGTACACAGATAGTACATATGAAAGCCCAACTACTGATCTTGCATATCGTTATTCTTTAAATGGATATGATGTTACACCACAAGGTAATAACACTTATCAAGTAGGAATTGATGACCCAACTACAAAAGGGATGTTTACCCTTAATGCTCAAATAGACCCATTAACAAATAAGTTAAGTAATTTAGGCACAACTTATGGGAGTAATAAACCATTTGATTATAAAACTCCTGCAATGTTCGCTGCACTTGTTGGTGGTGGATTACTCGCAGCGCCTTATTTAGGTGGTGCATCTTTATTTGGTGAAGGTGCTTTAGCAGGTGGTGGATTAGCAGGTGGTGAGGCAATTGGTGGCGCAGTTGGTGGTGGTAGTGGCTCAATTGGTGGCGCAGTTGGCGCAGATGTAGCAAGTAGCGCAGTTGGTGCAGATGGGTTTTATGGATTAGGTACTGGCACATCCTATGCTCCAGGTGCAACAACAAACCCTTTAAGTGCTTTTTATGGTACTGCTCAAGCCTCTCCAACCTCACTAGGATTAGTAAGTGGTGGTGGTGGTGCAACAATTGGCGAAGGCTCAATTATTGGCTCTGGAATGGGTTTAGGTCAAACTGTTCCTGCTAGTGTATTGAATGTGGCTAATTCTTTGAATATGCCTAAGATACCAAGCCAAGGTTCTACACCACAGAAACAAATGGCAAACGCATTACGATTACCAACTGATTTAAATACAAATGTGGCAGTTTATAAGCAAGAGAATCCCTTTTATTATTCACCACAGCAACAATTAGCAAATATGTTAAAGGTATAACTATGGCAAATTACTTAGACCCCTACGCTGCCGAATTACAAGGCATTCAAAGACAACAGAAGTTAGCAGAAATGCTAATGAATCAGCAACAACCACAGGAACAAATGGTGAGTGGTCGAGTTGCACCTATTAACCCTTTACAAGCGTTTCTACCTGCGTTGAATACCTATCAAGGCATGAACCTACAAAAGAACGCTGAAGCGGATACAAAGAAACTAGCGGACTTAGTGCGTGGTGAAAGACAAAACGAATTAAAAGATATTACTAATTTAATGTTTGGTAGCGAAAATTATAACCCAGCTGTAAGACCTGAAATTCAAAGAGATGACATGGGCAATGTAATGCCGAATGTTCAAGAACAAGTGGGAACTGCACCAAATATAAGAAGCGCTTATAGTAAAGCATTACTTTCTCAGTTCCCTGAAGCAAATGCTCTTGCTCCTGCTTTATATGGTCAATTAACCAAAAGACCAGAAACAGTAAAACTTGGTCAAGGTGAAACTTTAGGTCAATTAGATAATGGTGTTTATAAACCTTTATATTCAGCACCTAAAGAAATTACACCATCTGAACTTATAAAAGATTATGAATATTCAGTTAAAAATTCAGGTTATAAAGGTTCTTTATTGGACTTTAAAAAAGATATAGCTTCAGCAGGTAGATCAGTTACCAATGTTCATACAGGTGATACAACAACCAACCAATTAAGTAATGCGTTTTTAGGACAAGCAAAGCCTTACATTGAAGTAGCACAAGCATATAGAAAAGTAATTAGCGCACCTGAAAGCGCAGCAGGTGATATGTCTAAAATATTTGGTTACATGAAGATTCTTGATCCAGGCTCTACTGTTCGAGAAGGTGAAGCAGCATCAGCACAAAACGCTGCTGGTGTGCCAGATCGCATTTTAAACCTTTATAACAAAGCATTAACAGGTCAAAGATTAAACCCTGAACAAAGAGCTGACTTTGATAACTCTGCATATAGATTAGTCGAAAGTCAAAAACAACAATTTGAAACTCTTAAAACACATTTTAAAGATCGTGCTATTTCTCAACAAGCTAATCCAAATAATGTTATTTATGATCCATTTCAAGGAATTGAACCTTTCAAACCAAAACCGACAGAAAAACCCAAACAAGATGAATTTAAAGGAACAGGCAGAGGAAACCCATTTAAGCCAACTGCTCCTAAAGTTGTAGATTACAATTCTTTACCATCAGGCGGAGGTTAATATGGATGTAAAAATGCCAGATGGAGTAATTGTTTCTAATGTGCCAGATGGCGCAACAAAGGAACAAGTATTTGCTCAATATTCTAAAATGAAGGCCCAACAATCAGATGGTAATGTTTTAAGCACAGATCAATATACACCTGAAGGAGTTCCATTAACTACACCTTCTTATGGTGAAGAAATATCTGGAAAACCTAAAGCAATTGCACAAGCAATGTCTGGAATTGTATCTGCGCCTATTTCTGCATCAATGGGTTTAGCAAAAGCACCTATGGCAATGGCTCAAATTGCAGATAAATTTTTAAATTCTCAAAATCCTCAAATGTCTTTAAGTGATGTAATTTTAGGTAATAAAGCTAAAAGACCTTTATCAAGTGTTGAACAAGCAATTGAAGCAGGTAAACAAATTCAAAATGGTTTAAATAAACAAGCAGGTGGTTATTCATATGCAACCACAAGACCAGCAGAACTAGCAGGTGAAATAGGTGGTTTACCTTATGCTGCTGCTAACAAAATTTTACCTGCATCACAAGCAATTAAAACAGGCGCAGAAATGTTGCCTTCTTTATTAAGATTAAGCGGTAAAAGTGCTATTGCTGGTGGAGTGCAAGGTGCATTAACTCCAGAAGAAACAGGATTAAGCCCAGCAGAATTTGCAGGAGAAAAGGCTTTAGGAATTGGAACAAGTGGATTAGTTGGTGGTGCTATACCTGGTGTTGTTCAAGGTGCTAAATATCTTGCAAAAGGCATACCTCAAGTATTAG